TTAATTTTTTCTGTTCTTTACAATAAAGAATATTTAAAAATGTTCCGTATTGGTTAATGTCATCAATGAGCCTTGTCGTATTCCACGTAATACCGTCTGCACTTTTAGAAATAACATAACCCCCGCAACTCATGAAATTTAAATTTTCTTCTCCCAAAAATACGGGCAGTTTTCTTTTTTCTTCTGCGTTATTTCCGCATTGGTCTGCAATAAGGTTTTCCATTACAATTTCGGCTTTTCCTGTTCCTTGCCAACAATCACCATTATTCAGATTAGAAATAATTCTGCGTTTGAAAATATATCTTGCGTCATAACCTGTAATAACTCTTTTCTGATTTCCTTTTCCGTCTGCCCCGATTGTATCTTGTATCTTGCGGATTTCTCCAAAAGCACTAGGGTCGTTTCCGAACTGCACAAACATTCCACGCTTAAACAAATGAGCGTTAGGAATATTAAAATTAATGGTTATGGTAAACTGCCCCGCTTCATACAATTTACGTTCCCAAGATACACTTTCGTAATCGTCAATCTGTGCAATCTGAATAAAGCGGTTTTCGTACTTAAACAATTTTATAATCGGTTTTTCGTTATACATTTTATACCCCTAAATATTTTTCACGGTATGTAACCTTACACAAAATATATCCTTCGTCATAGTTCAAACGCAATACATTTTCCCCGACTTCAAGATTAAGGCTCATATCACTGTCATCTGTAATATGTTCAATAAGTTTTTCTTTATTATTAAACTTTGTTTTACAGATTAAAGTTCCTTCCCCGCCTAACAAGAAACAGTGTTCTTTTTTGCTAAAAAATACAGAATGGAAAGGAATGAAATTATTTTCAAAACTGACTTTTTCCCAATCTTCACCACCCACACTCGCAAGGGTAAGTCCTTGTCCAACTGCAAGTACAAGGTTTTCTTCTTCCGAATAAGCACAAGAATACAAGCAAGTATTATTTTCTGTACTTTCATAAACTTTCTGCCAATAAGAATATTGACCGTTTATTAAAGGTGATTTGTAAATTACGGCTCTGTGATTTGTTGCGTCAGTTTCACCGACTGCAATAAAACATCTTCTCCTTGTAATGTAACAAATACCTTTTATATTTCCGTTAATACCTGCGCTTCCAATCCATAACTGAGCATATCTAATACGGAAAACTTTTCTGTCATCACAAACAACATATCCACCAAGATTTAAACCTATATTTTCAAATACAACATCATTTATTGTAGAGCCATTAATTGAAGAAGGAATAGTTGTTACTAACTCCCAAGTTATTGTATCACTACTTCTCAAAATAACGGCATTATTATTTTCATCTTGACCCATTACCCAAAAGAATTGGAAAATATTATTTCTGTATTCTGTTCTGCAAACTGTATATTTTGCCGAATATGGCAAAGTTACAAACTCCCACGTTTCACCGTCTGTTGATTTACGGATAGTGTTATCATAAACTTCGGAATCATAAATTGCCAAAAATATTCCGTTTCCAAAGGTAACCTGTTTTGTCGATTGAAGATTTCCTTTTATTATACCCCAATCTTTCAAAGTTTCACCTTTTTTCAAAATGTAATTTTTCGAGCCTGCTACAAGAGTTCCATTTCCTTCTGCAAAATCATAAACAACATTCCTTGCAGTTCCTAATCCATTAAAAAAAAGTTCCCACGTGTAACAATCTGTACTTTTTGCAAAACAACCAAAATTGGCTTGCTTTCCGCCACACTGAATGAGAAGCAGATTTAAAGTTTTAGAAAAACAAATATTCTTTGTTTCTATTTCGATACTACTGCCATTTAATGTATTAGGAAAAAGCAACTGCATTATTTCCCAATGCTCTTTATCGACACAAACTAAAACAGGAGAATAATATGTTTCTCCGTAAATTTTATCACCGCTGACAATAAATGTACTGAGTAACGGGTGATACAAAACATCATTTAAATTATTTAAGTTACTGTTCCTTGTATATGTCCAATTTATAAAATCTGTACTCTTAAAAATAACTCCGTAAAGTCCAACCGCAAAAACAGTATCAATAAAATTTCCTTCACCGTCATAATTAAAAGCAATATTATTTATGAAAATTGTTCTTGATACACCACTTATTGTATAAGTTACGGTGTCCTGTCTTTCTGTCCACGTTATAGCGTCTTCACTTGTGAATATTTTAGAGTTATAAGCAACGTATAAAGATACTCCGTTATGATTGTAAACATATACACCCTTTTCTTTTGTGCCGTCATTCGTATAAGAAGTCCAATTAACACCACCGTCTGAACTTGTAAAATATTCATCACGACCAAAGATAATCAGTTTGTTACTAAAACCTTTTCTTTGTCCTACAATGCTTACTAACATATCATTGTAAGAACTATTACCGTGTATCTGTAATTCTGTGTCATTCCAATTAGTACCACCGTCTGAACTTGTACGCAAAATACCTTTATCATACTGATAACTGATTGAAGTTGATTTTGTGTTACAAATAGCGAGTAATAAATTATTATTAGGGTTGTATGAAATATCAGAAAAAATACCTTCTACATAATTAATAATTTTCCAATTCTGACCGTCTGTTCCTTCAAGGATAAAAGCATTATTAGTATTGTACTCATTACCAATGGCAAAAAATTTCTGCAATTCATCTGCATAAATAACTTTTATAAAATTTAAATTACTTGTCAGATATTCACCATAAATATGATAACCTTCGATTGTTTTCTTTCCGCTTGCGGTGTCAATTTCTGCAAATGTAAAAGTTCCGTTAAGTCCTACCTTCTTTTCAGTTGTAAGATTGCTGATAGAAGGATTAATAACCTTTGTTGAGTACAAATCGACTTTTACAGGTGTAGGCACATCGCCTTCGTTTTCAATTACGGGTTGTTCTGTAATATCAAATACAACGGTTTTTTCGTCTACATCTTCCCAATACGGATTGCAAGCAGTCCACGTAAGGCTTGCCTTCACTGTTCCCGACTGATTAGCATTTTTATTCTGAATTGCGGGTAAACTAGGAATAACTTTAATCTGTTTACTTGTGAAATCGTTTGTATAAATTAAAACACCTTCCCCAAGTTTAGGGTTCATTAGAGAAACAAGTTGTCGTCTTAATTCATATCTTTTTTCAAGGTCATTTTCATCGTTGATAGAAAGTGTAACTGACAATTCACGATTGTCTAACAAAGCGTCAAGAAATACCGAACCGTCATTAAATGGCACTTGCTGACTTTGAATATTTACATCAGTTGAACTAAAACCTTCCCACTGAATAATGCCGTAAGGGTCTTTTGTTAAATCAACTTCTACACCTTTTCCGTTTCTGAAAACTAACTTTTGCATAACTTCCCGCCTTAAAAATCCCCCTAAAACCCGTCTAGGATTGACGTAGAGCGACTTTTAAGGGGTCTTTAATGATTTTATATTATCCACGCTAAAACACCCTTTTTTAGGGCGTTTCACGTGAAACATATTTACAATATGCCGTCAATTGCCATTTGTCTGTCATAGGCTTTCAACTGTTTCATCATAGCATAGGCAGATGTATCTTGCAAATTATTAAAAGTGTAATTGAATGTCTGTCCACCCGCACCGCTTAAAATCTTCTGAGTGTCCTGTGCATTATAAACCTGTTCGCCACCCTTAAATCTTACAAGTTCCGCACCCGCTTCACCTACAAGATGTAAACCCGCAGTCGCATTCTGTGTTCCTGTTGCATATCCCGATACATCGAAAACACTGTTGAGAACACTGTCAATCTTTCCGATTGCACTGTTAGCCTGTTCAAAGATGTACGACAAATCACGCTTAATTTCGTGCAAACCCGTTTCTGAAAATCCGTTTGCAATTCCTTCTGAAATCGCCTTGCCGATTGCTTCAATTTCCGCCTTCAAACTCTGAGTATATACAACTGACTGAATAACCATTTTACGAAGATACTTTTTCATCGTTTCTATAAAATCGCCCTGTTCTAAACCTTCTTCAAGAGCAGAAGAAAGTTCATCGCCAATTGTAGAAGCCATATCTTCAACGCTATCAATAACACCGTCAATGTTATCTTCGATATTACCGAATACATCATCAAAGAATGCGTCAATCTCCTTTACTTCTTTCTGCAACTCTTTGAAAAGGTTTTCCATTTGCCATTTCATATCTTTGAGTTGAGCTTCATTATGATTAGTCAATGCGTCCATTGCCTTACGGCTAAACCAAGTTAATTTATCTGTTACTTCGGTTGTATACACTGACAATTTAATCATCTGACTTCTAAGGGTCTTTTTAATATCTTTCATTAAATCGTTTGACCCTAACCCTTCATTCAGACTGTTGTAAATGCTTTCGGCAAAAGTTAAACCAACGGTTGATATGTCGTTCAAAACATCAAGTTCTAACTGCTTAAATGAGTTGCGAATATTTTCTTTTAAAACATATACATCTGTTACAGAGTTAGTAGCTTTTTGTAATATTGACATAGTTTCTGCTATATCAAAATCCAACCCTTTATTGCTATCTTTAATAGTCGTCAACGCTTTTTGAGCACTTTCTTCAAGTTGAGCAAGACTATAATTATACTTCTTAAAGGCTTCTTGATAATTTTTGTTATAGCCTTCAAGTTCTTCGTATGTTGATTTGTAAGCATACATAAAACCGCTAATCATATTTTTATATGCTAAGAAACTGTCATCATCTTTAATACGTGTATTTGCAATTTTTTTATATTCTTCTTCGTACTGTTTCCAAAGTTTATAACTTGCTTCTCTCTGTTCAGCAACCGCTTCATCTGCCTGTCTTGCCTTATCAAGTTTAGTAGCCTGTTCCTCAACAATTTCATTCAACTGTCTGTTACCGCTGATATAAGAAGTAAAGCTTGTCATACTTTTGTTGATATTATCAATGGCTTCTTTTATCTGCTTGAAAGTCTTTAGAGTTTCCGCACTGTCGTTAGCAACGGTTTTCATCTGATTGGCAACGCCTTTCAATGCGCCCGAAGCCGTAAAAGCCGCCGCCGCCCCCGCAGTCGCAAGAGCGGCTTCACCGAATGAATAATGCAAAGCCTTTTCAACTGCCATAGCAGACAACTGAGCCCCTAAAGCACTCAATACCTGTGATAACGTATCAAGAGCAACCGCACCCCAATTCTGCCAACCGTTTTCACCTTCAACTAATGCTTGACCCATAGCAGAAAATGCGTCTCCAAATCCCTGTCGAATGGCTTGGAAGGTTGTTGTATATACATCTGTCCAATCCTTCGCGTCTGCTTCAATTTCTTCTGAGAACTCTAAAAATGCCTTCTTAAACTGACTGTCTTTCCAATCCTTACCAATCTGTTTAGTTGCCTTTTTATCTTTGTTTGCCAATGATTCAACGGCTTTTCCCGCATTAAGACACGCTAGGTTATAATCCCTTGTAACATCAGCAATAATTTTCATTAAGTCAGCGTCTTCTGCAAGTTCCCCGTTACTGTCTTTTACGGCTTTATAAAATGCTTCCCTAACTTTGTTTAATCGTTCCTGTGTAAGAGTAACTTCATCATTTATTTCGCCTGTCCTTACTTTCAAATCAAGTTCATCTTCGATGACTTCTTTCTGTTGCATAAAAGCACTTTTAATATCAGAAAGGCTCTGTTCCCGTTCCTTTGCAAGTTGTTCCCGTCTGTCCTTTTCAGACTGTGTAACAATTTGAGTTTCCAAATCTTCAATGAACTTCAAATCAGTTAGGGATTTTTCCCACGCTTCTTTTTTATCTTGCATTACGGCTTTGACCGCTTCAACATATTCAAGCCCCTGTGCTTCATAATGGTGAACTTCTTCCCCATATAATTTACCCATTTCAGATATAACGGCTCTCTGTTCTTTTGAGCGTTTATTATATTCAATCTGAATTAAATTGAAATATTTAAGGGTGTCCATATAATCGGTGTATAATGCTTCGCTTATACCCGTCTGATATTCTTTACTGCTCTTTACATCTTGTGCATTTCTACTTCTTCCCGATAAAACATCTTTTCTTGTCTGTTCTTTTGCTTCATAATTTGCCCCTTCATTAATCAAATTATGAAAATCAGTGAAAATGTCAGCAAACTTTTTCGCTATCTTTTCAAGAGTTGGTAATAATAATTTTCCTAAATCTTCTGTGAGATTTTGTGTAGCATTTTTCAATTCAGAAAATGCCCTTTGACCTTCCCTAGAAGCATTTCCGTAAGTTGTATTGAGTTCATTAAGAATGATTTTTTGTGCTTCTAATTGGTTGCCCGTTTCTATTAAAAGTTTAAGGTTTTCTTTCTCCTGTTCTGAGAAAACAAAACCTTGACGGGATAATGCACCCATTCCTTTTATAGGGTCATCAAGGGCTTTTCCGACTGCCTGTGTAGCACTCTTTAAGTCCATTCCCATTACTTCTGCCATATCAAGAATAGCATTGGAAGCACTGTCGAAGGCTTCTCCCGTAATGTTCTTAAACCCTAAAAGAACGGTCTGCATTTCCTGTATTTCGGTAACAGAATAATTTGTCTGATTACTCAACTGTTCTGACATTTGTGCTAGATATTGAGTAGTTGTCCAAGTTTCTGCACCTGTTACTTTTACAGTTTGAGCGAGTTTTCTGAATTGACTTTCTGCTTCTTCTGCACTTCTTACCGCATACTTTCCAAATCTGACAACTTCCTTTACCGCAAATGCAATTCCAATAGACTTCGCAATCTGTTTGAAAGAATTGTTTACATTTTTAGACATATCAGTAAGCGAGCCTTCAATGTTAGAAGTGCTTCTTTGAAGTTCCGCAATACTCTTTTTGTACTCTGATAAATCAAGTGTAATTTTTGAGTAAATAGAAAAATTGTCATTCATAGAATTAAACCCCTTAGTGCATTTTCTGAAATTGGTTTATCCCTTCCTAAAATTTCCTGTTCTTCGTCATCTTCGGGGTTATGACCCCAAACAAAACTAGCAATATAAATCGCAAGGTTTTTCTGCTTTACCTTTTCGATTTCTTTGTGTTTTTCAAGCAAGTTCCAAACAATTCTGAGTTCACTATCCCAAAACCATTCTTCACTTTTGCCTAGACTTACTATGCACTCTGTAAGCAAGTAAGCCCAAGGTATTTTCCCGTCAGCCTTGTCGGGATTTACTTTTTTGACCCGAACATATTGCTCAATGAACTGTTCATAGCCTTTGTGATTTCATCAAGAACATCTTTCACTGTAAGATTACTGTCGTCCATTGCTTCAAGAAGTCCGTCTGTTGTCAAGTCAAGTCCTTCTTTGTCTTTGAGAGTAATTGAAAGCAACCACGGGATAGTCTGCATTGGCTTTTCTGCCATATCCTTCTGTACTGCGTCAAAATTCATTACTGTCCCGTATTTTTCTTCAACACGTGCAAGGGAAAGATTTCCGAACTTAATCTGTCTTTTCTTTCCGCCCAAGTTAAGAAAGAACTCTGTCGGCACAACCGCTTTCAATTCGTCTACTTCTTCTTTTTCTTTTTTCATTTCCTATTTTCTCCTTTTGGTTAAATAAAAACACCCCTAAGAGTGTCAATTAAATATACACTACTTAGGGGCTTTTTGCAAAATGCTTTTATTAAGCAATTGTCAAAACTGTATTTACTGCACTACCGCCTATTGTAGTTTTCAAGCCCGCAGTAATTACGATAGTCTTAATCGGCTCTGCTGATGCGAATTTAGAAATCTGCAATCTAGGTTCTGCCACAGGGGTTTCGTCAAGTAAAGTAACATTAAATAATACAGCATTTCCCGAAGCGTCAAAACAACATACAGTATTATTTCTAAGAACTGTGGTTGAAAGCAGATTAAAGGTTACTGATACAGCCGCAGTGAACTTAACAATAGCAGTTGATGAAGTAGAGCCTTCAACAAGGCTTGGTGTAACTACACCTTGGAATTGTGTAGGCAACAAAATAGGATTGTTAAACCAACTGTTTACAATATCGCTCTGAGTTGCTGGGTCATCTGTTCTACAATGAGAACAGATAAGTTTATTATCATAATTTGTGTTAATAAACTGAGCATTAAGTGTAATGTGTCCAAAATCAATTGTATCTTTCTTTGTGTCCGCAGTTGTTTCGGGTACGCTGAAACGACCTTTTGCGTAGCAGAAAAGATGATAAACAGGTGTTGAGCCACTTGACGCAACTAATACTCTGAACATCATTGCAAAATAAGGTGACTGGTCGAGGCTTCCTTCGGTGATAACACCGCGAGTGTATCTCTGACCTAACATCTGAGCGATGATAGCATTATCAACGTCAATCATTTCAAGAGTAGCGTCTACTACTCCGCGATTGTTCATTGATACAAATGCCCCGTTGTCCGCATAGTCTACATCTACGCTAGAATTAGGGTTGATTGAAATGTTTACCGCACCCTTCAAAGGAATAGGTGTTTCATAAACAATACCGTCTGCCGTATCGCTAATAACTTTGGCGATATAGACATTGTCCAAACCAATTTTTGGTGCTTCTCTACTCATTTTGTTTTCTCCCAAAATATAACGTTATATTTCAGAAGGACTATAAAAGCCCTTCGTAAAATCCATAACCCTATGCCTTACGTTGTCATCAACGTCTGACATTTCCGAATTATAAGTGCAACTCCAATAATCATTTCTGAAAATTGAATGTATAACACTTCCAATATCCCAAGTAGTAGGAAATCCACTGTTCACTTTTGTGAACACGTGTATTCTTACTTTTACGCCCGACCCTTCTGCAAAGTTGTCATAAAAACAATCATCGTACTGATTTTCTTCCGTGTAAATTATACACGGGAAAACCGTTACTTCATTTGGGTAACTTGCATATATCTTACCATACTTTCCTAATTTCTCCAAAAGTGTCTGATTATTCAAAAGCCCTTTTACATACTGCTTCGTGTCAATCATAAGTTACCGCCTTTCAATTTCTGCCACTGACTTTTTATCCAATCCCTGTTCTGTTCCAAACTCGCACTTAGCCACGGTCTAGGTTGCATTTTGCTTGTGCCGAACTCCAAATCTCTAGGGTATTCATCAAGAATACTTCCTACATAACCAACCGCCCTGTCACCTTCGATGTTTACCGAATGGGTAACAGACCGCATTAATGCACCTGTGTCGGGTGAAGGCGGATTGTTAGGAAATGAAGGGTGATGATTGTGCTTTCCGTAAGATTTTGAACTGTCAGTAGGACTATCCCGCATAATCTGCTTTGAAGTTGCTTCAACTTTCTGACAAACTTTCTGCACCCATTTTACAGACTGTTTTTCTGCTAAGGTTGCTTTTTCTGCCAAGAACTTTTTGAAATCTTCAACGTTTCCACTGTAATTCATAAAACACCCCCAAAACAAGGGCTAGGATTGCTTTAGAGCAACTTTCTAACCTTACTTGATGATATTTCCCTAATCTTGAAAAACAGACCCGTTATCGCCTGTTCCCGCATTATCCCCTGTATTATTTCCCGCTTCATTGTTCAACGGCACAAAACCTTCTTCAACTTCATTTTCAACGGGTACAAGCAAACATTCCCCGTGCCGTGCCCATGCGTTTACGGGCATTATTTCAAAAGTTTCTGTCGTTCCCGATAAATCACTTTCAACTTTTGCCCTGTTCCCCGCCTTTACATTCGTATGAAGTCCGTTATAGAAAAACTTTCTAATCAAGCCTTTTCTTGTACTAAGTCCGTAAATCATACGTTCATCTTGACTAAGGCTTGCGGGCTGAACATCACCTTTTATTGTTTCAACTTCTGAATAACTGCAAATTAAATCTCCTTCGTAGTTTTCTTCAGTTGTCTTTTCCAAAATATGAACGGTTGCATTTATATATCTAACCATTATGCAACCCCGTAAAAAACATACTCGTCAAGTATTTTTCTAGCACCTTCTGACAAACCCACATCGCTAGAACTATCGCCAAAACTATCGCTTATACCGCCTTCTGAATGGCTTTTTAAACCGATTGCACCGTTGATTTCAAAATTATATTTAAGTTCTACCAACTCCATACAGATTGTTGAAATGTCCATTGGTAAACTGTCGTCCGCCCCTTCTACATACCCAACATCATTAGGCAGATAATAACCCGCAGTATAAGTTCCCTTAATCTCCCACGCACCGCTGACAACATCGTGAGTAAATCCACGTGTAAAATAATCTCCTGTCCAACCATTACCACGATATAGACCGCCCCATTTTGCATACTTCGGCAAAATCTTATAGTCATTTATAACTTCCCCGTTGATACTAACTTCACTTACTGACTGAATAGGGAAATGATTAAAATAAACAACTTGACGATTATTAACGCTCTGCAATTCTTCTGTATAAACTTTTCTTCCGAATGAATAGCCAACGTATCCTTCGATTTTTGCACTTGCCATTTTAATATACAAGGTTAATTTATCATCTAAAGATGTGTCGAGAACGTTTATTCCTAGAAGTGTCTTTACATCAGATAATTTGCAGAGCATTATATTTCCCCTTTACGAATTGCTTACGGGCTCTACATCGAAATCGCCAAGAACTCCGATTGCAGTTGTAGCATTTGATTTCAGATACTTTTTAGCACCCGAAATGTCGATGTTATGAACACCCGCACCAAGTCCTGTAACGAAGTCTTCATAAGTTCCGTCAGATGTATCGCAGTGTTGCAATTTTTTATCTGACCCTGTTGTTACCAAAACCAAAGAACTAGCACCGCCTTTAGCAAATGCACTTGTTCCGTCTGAAATAACTTCAACCTGTTCAAAAAGTTTAGAACGTGTCATTTTTCTTTTCTCCCGTATATCAAGATTAAAGGGTGTCTACTTACTTCGACACCCTTATAATTATTGCTTAGGCTTCTGCAAATGTACCGTGTACAAATGCTTTTGGCTGACGGCAAGCGAAATCACATTCTGTGATAAGGCGGATAAGTGTCAAATCTTGGTCGAATGCTGAGATTGTCTGACCGTTATCTGTAAATGAGCCTTCACGTGAAATTTCGATTGTAATATCACGTGCTACACCGAACATTATTTCTGCGAAATCACCAAGCCAGAAGTCAGCATAGGCTTCTACTGCCCCCGCTTTTGAAGTATAAGCAACTGTTGAACTTGAATGGAAATCAAATCCACGAAGTTTACCTGTACGTGCCATTTCATCAGACCAAGCGAATGGACCCGAAGCGAACGCTTTATTTCTCAACCAACTTTCACCGATTGGATTAAGCAACCAATGAACGTTTTCAAGGTTTACGTTAGCCTGTTCCAACAGAGCAACCATATCGTTTGGAGTTGTCAGAGCAAGTGCAGTTGATGAACTTCCCGCAGTCTGAATATTAGGATTATTAGCCAAACCAAGTGGCTGATACTGTGAGCCTGTACCGTTCAAAAGTGCGTTATCGAGAGCAATACGGGTTTTTCTCATAAGGTCTTCCGAAATCCAACCTTCAAGATTTACACCGCTTTCGTTCAAGAGTGTGTTAGAAATTGCAGTAATAGCCTTCAATTTCTTTGCACGCATATTTACTTCGCCGAATGTAGGCTGAGTTTTTCCACCTTTTGAAATCTCACCAACCCAAGATACAGCAGATGTACTGTCCATACGTGGAATTGAAAGGTTTCCGTGAATAAGTGGAACTCTGCGGATATTCAATTTATCAATGAGTGTTTTTGCTACAAGAGCGTCAATGTACTCACCGCTGAAAGCCAAAGGAATTGTGAAGCCACCTTCCGAAGGTGTACCCGCATTCAACTGCTTTTTCTGTTCAAGAACTTTGTGAAGTCCTTTAGAATAAGGGAAGTCTTTCTTTGCCTGTGCAAGAATATCTTCATTTGAAACCTGTGCAACGTTGTGAGCCCCTTTTGCACCCATAGCAGATGTAGCCGAAGCAATCATCTGATTTACGATTGAAACAGGTGTTTCTTTTACGAAGTCGCCTTCGTCTTTTGAAACTGCTTCTTTGAAGGCTTCAAGATACTTAATGTTCTCTTCTTTGTCCTTCTGTGCCTTTGCAGTAACTTCGGCAACTGCCTTCTGCACTGCTTCATCAATCTGTGCCTGTGGTACACCCGCACCCAACTCTTTCTGCAAGTCGTTTTTAACGGCTTCTGTCTGTGCCTTCAATCTCTCGTCAATGAGATTTTCAAGGTCTTTCATTTCCATTGGTCTTGCCATTTTTTTTTCTCCCAAAACGGATTTTATATTTTATTAGGGCTACGCCCTTTTGTGTGCTTTTGTGATACTTTCACAAGAGTAAGTCCTTTACTCTTTTTTCTGCACTTCGTTACAACTTAAAACACCCCTAAAACAGGGTCTAGGATTGGTTTTGACGGGCTTTTAACTGCTTGGTCGATAACTTTTACTATTTGCAGAAAAAAGCCCTTAAAACCGCCCTTTTTACGCTTTTACAAACTGATTGGCAATTTCAACAATTGCAGTGCTTCCAATCGAAATTGAAGCGTTGATTGCCACCGCATAAGAAGGGTCAATGAATGTTACTACTGCAATCGCAATAGCAGACAAACCACCAACTACGCCAACAATAAGATTATAGGTCTTTTTTGTCATTGGTCTTTTCTCCTTTTATGAAAATATAGCATTAATCAAAAGGACTGTCAAAATTGTTTCCAACTTCAACAGTCCAAGAAAAAAATAGGAGGAATGGTTGAATTATAACACAAACCCTTGATAGTTCAAAAAATCACTTCCCAATTATTATGCTTCTGATTGTCTGATAATCTTTCCCTTCTTGAATTAATGCTGATACAAGATTTTCTTTTCTTGCCACCTTCTCCAACATTTCATCAGAAAGCGTGTTTCTGTCCACTTTGGAAGGAAGCCCCAAAGATTTATTAATCAGCATTGAATAATTTGAATAGGCAAACTTAGCACTAGGCTTTTCTGACTTATCAACAATTTCTGTTTTGATTGTGTCAGTCAATGAACGTCTGATTAATTTACCGTTCATTCTGTATTCACCGTGTTTTCTCAATGCGGGTAATACTTCACCTGTAACCCACGCTCTAAATACAATGGCAGTTCGCTTGCGACTTGCAAAAATTAATTCATACAAAGCCTGTTCATTAATAATAAAGACTTCCTGTTTTCCAAAATTAGTACAAGTAAGTTTTACCTTTTTTACTACACAGTTGTAAGCCCGCTTTGAAGTAGCCCCCTTTTCTGTATAAAACTGTTCAACAACTTGCATTCTTTGCTTTAATTCTTGAATTGCACGCCCTGTATCTTTAATTCCTAAACTGCGACATACCTGTCCCGCAAGAAACCACGGCTCATTTGTTTTGTCATCAATGAAGCCCCTAAGTGTCCCTAAAATAGGGTTTTCAAATGTTATTAGATTTTCGTCTTTCATATAGCGAAAACTCCTAAAAAATAAGATTTGCCCTATTCGGTGTTTTAAGCACCTTTCGGGCATATAATTAATATATCACTTTTTCTGAATTAATATAAGCACCTTCTGACTAAATAAGGAGATATAGGAAATTCCTACCCCACGTATATTTTTTTAGAAACATTTCAACCACGTGTACGCAGTACACAATATATTTAAATTTATTATTTATTTGTTTTTTAAATTTATTATTAAGTCCACTCAGTAAACAAATCTGTTCACTCAGTAAACACTTGCATTCACTTAGTAAACAAATCTGTATACTGAATAAACAAAATCATTCACTGAATAGACAATAAAAAACCCCGCTTCCTTTTCAGAAAGACGGGGCAAAAGGTTAGTAATATGACACTTTTTATAATACCTTAATCTTCGATTATTGGCAACTCAAAACCTTTTTCATCATCAATAACGGGAAGTTCAAAACCTTTCTCGTCATCGTCATCGGTGGTGTTATCTCCCCCTTCATCGTCATCTTCGGAGTTATCTTCGGAGTTATCTTCGGGGTCGTCAAGTTCCTTCAAGAGTGCTTTCATTTCATCGCCGCAAGCCTTTAAGGTTTTCTGACATTCTTCCAACTTATCACCGCAAGCCTTGATTTTATCCAAGACTGCTCTTGTTTCCGCACTGATTTTTCTGCCCGATTTTTCACTTGTAAAGAAATCCTTGACAACTGATTTATCAAGCCCGAACGACTTTACTGCTTCTGCAATTGCGTCTTGATTTGCGGGTACTGCCACCGCTGAGAACTCCAACAATTCCCATTTTGTAATGTCGTAACCGTCTTTTGTTTCTACCCATTCCAACGGGATAAAACCAACGCTTACCGCATTAAGCATACCTGTCTTATAACAGTGGAAGCAAAAATCAATAAGACGGGCTTTCTCACTTACATTGCTTAAATCACTTGACAACTCTGCCAATGTAGGAAAATAGACATCTGCTTTTACAGATTTTCCTTCTACCCAAAAATTGGTAACTTTTCCCAATGGAAAATCGCGTGTATTATGAAACGGAAGGAATACTGGATTTTTCATATAATTACTAAAATCAACGCCTTCTGCCCGTAAAATATCACCGTCACGGTCAGTTACTTCTTTTGAAATAGTAAAACGCACAGTGCGTTCGCCTAAATCTTCAACTTTTATTGGCAAATCTTTTTTTGTCAAAATACCTTTTTCGAGTTTCATATAATCTCCTTTTATTACACTGTTAATGAGAAATCCCATGTCGAATCACGAATATAGACAACATTATCAACTGTGATTTCATTTGAACCAACGGCAGTAATAGCTTTTGGCTCACCCGCAGGATTTTCCAACACATAACCATTAGGATAAGACTTATTGCTAGTAGTTGGTGTTTCTGTTAAGGTGAAACAAACCGAAGTACCTTCTTCTAAATCTAAATGAGACCAACCGTAGAAATTATATCCACCGCCACCGCTAGGAATGTTTGACAGGGTAATTGTCGCCTTTGCCATACTGTCGTTAGGGCTTGTCGGAGTTATTTCAACAGGCTCAGTATACTGTGATACATCAATTGTAGCCGTTTTATTTGCTTCGACTTCGCCCCCGCTAGGTATGTTATCAAGAGTTACGGTTGTCTTTTTCATACCGTCTTTGCCCGAAGTTGGATTGACTACAACAGGCTCGGTATATGCAGAAACGTCAATTGTTACCGCTTTGTTATTTTCCAAATCAGCACCGCTAGGGATTTCTCCCGCTTTTACCGTAATCTTTTTTACATCGTGGTCGCAGTCGCCGAATACCGCAGTTGCCATTGTAGCACCTACAACCTTGATAAACTTCTTAGCACCGAACAAATCAACTACAAAGCCTTTGTACTGTTCTGCACTTGCTTCTGAACTAGAAATCAATTCCTTGAAATCTTCAAAAGTTCCGTCAGCAGTATCGCAACTCTGCAATTTTACGGCAGTTTCCGAAGTTCCGCCAATAATTGTCAATGCACAAGCCCAACAACCTGTCCTGTCGATTGCCTGTGTAATATCACCCGCAACCGCTACCTTATCCAACATCGTAGTCATTTTAATACCCCGCTTTTTTTATAGTTTCTTGCGGATAATTCTAACCGCAATTTTTACACGTTTCCAAAATGGCAGATAATTAAGTGAGTCTAAAATACCTTCCGCAAGTACACGCTCTTTTCTGTCAATTTCCTTTCTGACCTTCTTTGCAGTCTTACTGTTCATTTTCATTCCCCCTATTTTATATCTACTCAACAAACGGAGCTATACTGCAACGGCAGTTACAAACATTATCAGCACTTCCGTAAGGGTCTGCGGGGTATTCCATTAAATCCCCGTTTAGCATTTCAAACTTTTCCCCCATAGGAATAACTGTTCCGTCAATTGCTAAGTGCATATCTCTAGTGCGGTCATCACGTACTGCAATCCACATCTTATTTTGCACCCCTTCCGACTGATAGAGCAAATCAGTTCCCGCATTTACCGTACTGCAACTTTCAGTTCTTGCAATAAGTTCGGCTCTCCACTCTTTGCCCTTTGTGAATACATCGCCCGCAGTTTCAATTAATAATTTCTTCTGCTGACTTGTACTCAATCCTTCTGTAATGGCTTCTGATAACGCCTTTCTCAACTCTCTCTTTGTGGTGTCATTGATAGTCTTACACAATTCCAAGCCGTGTTCGTCAATCCACAAATTAAAGAGCCGTTTCACTTCATCAGAAATACCCTTGTAATCTTTCTTACCCAAAGTATCAGCACCGTGAGTAGCACCAACTTCAAGCCCCTTCAAGAAAGCACTTGCCAAACTGTGTTTAAGTTTGTCTGCCATTTCGTTATTGAAAAGGTTTTCAATTACCGTTCCAACATCTTTGTTATTATCTACCGCTTCCCCGATTGCCTTGCTTACCGCTTCAAACTGCTTGTCAAAACTTTTATTCATCGCAGTTCTGAAAGGTGCTTCTACACTTCTCGCCCTTACGTCAAAAGCCTTCCAAATCTTCACCCGTCTTTTTTCCTCGGCTTCGTCTGCTTCAATTACTTTATGCTTCTTGCAATACTCTTTACGCAATGCGAGAAAATCCTTCTCACTAAGAGTATGGTTATCCTTACCCGCATTGTCATCTGAATTATTCTCACCTTCGCCCCCTTCTACTTCGGGAAGTGTCACCCCGTCATCATCATCGGGAATTTCGGGAAGTTCAATTGGCTCTGAATTAAAAGGCTTTTCTTCCTGTGCAAAACTTCGCAAGTAAACATCACCGCCTTTTTCGTCAATATCATAACCCATAGCAGTTCGCCATTCGTTTACAGTCAAAACCCCGTTTCTCAAACCTTCTGTCGCAATCTTTAATTTCTGTTCAACATCTTCTGAAATAATGTTTTCGTGTCTTAAAATGTAGACACGTTCGGGGTCAAAATCTTCCCACAATAACTGAGTGTTCATATTTCGCTCATACATTCTGAGATAATCACTCAAAACGTTTTTATTCAGAAGGTAGTCCGCACTTTCAATAGTGCTTCTGTTCGAGTTCTGCAAAATACCCATAATTTCGGGTGGTATTCTGAAATGCTCGTTTGTACTGTCTCTTAAAAACTTTCTTGAATTTACAAAGTCCAATTCAGTTGGTGTATTCGCAATCTTCTCAAACTTGCTTCCTTCACCCGTCAAAACCATTGGTTCCTTAGCGTGATTAAGCCCCGCCATTTTTGACAACCAACTTTGTTTAATTTGGTCTGCGGTTTCCTTATTTCCGTTAGGTGCGTAGATGATAGCCGAAGGTGTTGCGTCATTGAAGAAAAGATTTTTTGCGTACTTGCTCGCATATTCATCGGACTGAATTTCATCGCCAATGCTTTCTGCAAGTCCTTTGCCCCTTCCGTAAGGGTCAAGCAAGTTCATATCCTTGAACACGATTACATCATTTGTAGGCACTACAATAGAGTTACCCGCAGTTGTTCCGAAAGGATAAATCTCCCAATACTCCGCATTTACTGTCGGGGTCTTTACTACCCAACTTGGTGAAAGTGGAAGAAGTGCAATTACTTTTCCGTTCGGGCTTCTGACTTTCAGAAGGTACGCTTCACCGACAAGAGTATAACAGGCGAAAACAAAATAGCGAACATTCCACCCTGTCAAATCCCTAAATGTAGGGCAAGGGTCATCAAACAGATTGTAGATTTCGTGGTCTGCTACCTTTTCCGCCTTGTCTTTATTAACTCTGTATTCCTTCTTGTCATACAGAAACAATTCTACGTTCGCACATTTCTGAGCAATTACCCTAGCCCCGTCTAATCGTGGGTTTTCGTGGAATAACTGCAACAGTTCTGTCGAACTCATTTTAGGTGGAGTTGTCCACAGTTTTTTTAATTTGGCTCTGATACTTTCAGTAATCTTATTCATTAAAGGTACTTCCTTCTAATCTTTTAAGATTTTTTAAGTTTACACTATTTTTCAGAAATAGGCAAAATCCCGTTTATCTCTGCCATTTTCTCCATTTCAGATTTAAGCCTGTCGATTATCTGCGGGTCTTTCTTGTAGTATGTCCATAGCCAATGAATTACTTTATGCGTAAGATTATTACAACACAAAAACCAATCGCCCCGCAAGTTCTGATATTTTTTTTCATCTAAATTACGGTGATGTAACTGCCACATTTTTCTTAATTTATGACCTGTAATAAAATCGGTCTTTCCGCTTTCAATGTATTTTTCTTTCTTAAAATCTTTCCACGGTCTTGACTGTCTGAATTTAGTTTTACTTTTCTGAATGTCGTTCAAAATATACCCCCTAACACGCTCTAGGCTTCAAAAAATAGGGGGTCTTTCCGCTTGGTTGATATTTTTCTCAACCTTGCTTCAAAACCCCTTAAAAACCGCCTATTTCTTAATCATCTTTTTAGGTTCTGTTTTCTTCACTGTTTCTTTTG